CGTAATTGAGCCGGATGTCTCCACCTACTATCCTGTTATCCTCTAAGATAGTAGCCTCATCCAGCCTCAGATAGCATCCTACTGTACCAGAGGCGGCTAACTTTTCAAGCTGCTTGCGGTACATGATGGTAAAGCGGTTATCTTTGAGGATATCATTGACACCCTCAAACTGAGCATCACTCTCTCCAGCATTGATCTCCACTATCTCACAGAGGTTGGCATCATCTGCACAGCACCTCTTGGCAAAGTTCATGGAGTTAATGGTGTATTTGACTCCATTTACATTGAGCCTCTCATGAAACTCAGTAGCCTTGTTAGCATACCAGTCATCACACTCTCTGATGATATTCTGTGCCTTGTTGTTGTAGGGTATCCCCAGCTCCTGCAGGATATCCTGTAATGTCTCATTTTTTTGCATGCTGTACTCCTTTTCCGAAAATCTGTTATCTTGCTAAATCGACATACTCAACAAAATCTATCCATGTATAACAAAAAGCATCATACCAGTCATTACAGTTACCTATGTTTTTATCCTCCGGTATGGTAGGCTTTTTCTCATCCCAGCGCATAGAGGACAGTGCCTTGATGATGTTGGTACAGTCCCGGCATATCCTCAGCCTATTAGTGTTAAAGAGCAGGTCTATTGTCTTAGGCCGCTCTGATATCTCATTCTTACGGCATCCGCTTATGCCTCTGGTAGGTAAACCTGAGGCTTTAGCAGCCGTTATGATACTGTTTATCATTGTGGTACTTGCTGAGTCTGGGAAAATCCAGTCCACTCTCCCATATCTCTCCAGACAGAGCCTGTAAAATGCCACAAACTCCTCACAGATCCGAGCGGCATCTATGTTCTCTGTCAGAGGTAGGCCCCGCTCCTCAAGGACTGTAAGCTGTTTGTAGTTCTGCTGGTACCCGGTCAAGCACATGGTTGTCATGGATCCATTGCCACCAAAGTCCATGCCCATGACCAGATGGGACCATACTTGACCTTGTGTATCTTCTCTATCCACCAGATAAGGCTCAGGATCATCCGCAAAGTATCTAAAAATGATGCCTGATGCCAGCACCCACTTGCCTAAGATAAAGCGGTCATAAAATACCCCGCTGTACATCCTCTTGTATCTGTCCCGCACCTGATCTGACAGGCTAGGGTTGTCATCCATCGTAAAATGCAGATGTAAAAGCCTTTTCTCATCAGCCTTGTCTATCCATTGCAGCTTAAAGTAGTGGTCTGGTCCATCAGGGTTACAGTTAAACCACATTTTAGAGCCTGTGACCGAGCATCTACCTGTAGCTTGGTTGACAAAACTCTCCGGCATGAGTGCCACCTCATCCAAAAAGACACCCGCTAAGGTCATACCCTGTATCAGATCCTGAGAGCTCTCATCCTTACCACCAAAAAGGTAGTAGTCATTGCTGACAGCTCCATCATAGATGGTCAGATAGTTCTCAGCTCTGTGTTCTACCACTATAAGCTTGGTATCTATGATCTCCAGCAGAGCCTTGAGAGGCTTTACCACATTTCTCCGGAGTGACTGGATGGTCTTGCCACAGAGGGCAAAGTTCTCATCTTGGTAGTTACTCATAGACCATAAGACAAAGCCTAGAGACATTGCCATTGTTTTGCCGGATCTGATAGCACCATCACAGACTATGCCATCCATCAGATCATACTCTGACTTATTCCACCATTTGATGACTTGTTTCTGTTTTGCGGATAGTATCATAGTTAGTCCTCTTTAAGCAGGTCAAAGAGGTTGATAAGGTCACTTGTATCTCCCTTAGATACTTTCTCTCCGGAGTATTCAAGACAGAGGCGGGCACATTTTTCGGATCCATCCACAGCGGCCCTTGCCTGTCCAGCCATCAGTAGATCCATGACTGTCTCATCTCCGGTGTACTGGTTGCCCATGAGCTCATACTGCTTTATCTGCTTAGGTGTGAGCTTGCTGTCTAATATACGATTAATAGCGGCTTGCGCTGATCTCCGCTGCCGCTGTACTTCTTTACCTTTTGCCCTGTCCTCATCAGTGAGCTTGTGTGCCGCTCCTCCGGGCTTTAAATTGTCCAGACTGGCCTGTGCCATTTTCATCCGTCTAGGCATTTACTCCACTCCATACCATATCTGTCCACTATTGCATAAAAATCCTCAAAGTCATGACCTACTGTGCCCATCACTATGCCCTTTTTAGTGTTCTTTATCTCAATATGCCTAAGCTCATGCTCCAGCAAGATCTTAAACTGCTCATCAGTCAGTAAAAAGGTATTCCGAGTATATACAGTGATGATGTAGTCCATGTCACAGAGCACCTTGTACTGATCCGGTACTGCCTTAATGTCAGCAAAGACAAGTCTGCCCTCTGACTTTTTTACCAGCATACAGTCAAGGACACAGATCTTAGGCTGAGCCACCCTGATATCCATAAAGTCAGGCTCCTCCGCTATGATCTGCCATACTATCTGCTCTGTAATTGTGTTTCTCTCATAGTCCATATACAAAAACAAGTGTTATTATCCGCTAATTGAATAATAACACCTGTTTTTATGATAATCAAGGCATTTGGATGATGTTTTTATCAGGGTAAATAATCTGTCTGCCTACATGCCCGCATCTGATGGAGCTATCACACCATACCTCTATGCCGCACTCTCTGGCACGTTTGATAAAGCTCAGATCCTCTCCTCCTATGCCGTTGACCGGAAAAAAGCACCCGCCATACTTCTCATGTACTGCCTTTATGACTGAGGCTTTCATGAGCATGCAGCCAAAACCTGCAGCCTCCACCTTAAAGAGCTCATTCTCAGGATAGTCCAGATAGACTGCTAAGTGCTCATCCTGTAACTTGTATATGCAAGGTGTAAAAGGTGGAGTCCTCTTGTAGTACAGTCCTGTTACCATGTCCTTGTCATAAGCCATAAGCTTGATGATGATGTCAGGATCATAGACTATATCCGAGTCCAGCCACATAACCCAGTCTACCTCAGAGGCCAGTGCATCCATAGCTATCTTATCTCTGGCATCATAGACCAGAGACTCACTCACAATATCCACAGATCCATCAAACTGGAGCTGCATAAGGCACTTGACTGCCTCAATGTCCATATTGCCCATTGTGGGCATCCCTACAAGTATAGTACTCATATTACATGTATCTCCTTTCCTGTCTGCTCCCAGATATACACAAGTGATGACGGATCTGTGTAAAGTACATCAGCCACACTAAATGCTATCCGGTAGTCCTGTGTCCTGTCATAGATCCCAAGCCCTTGGTCTATGTAGTTTTTCTGAAACTTGCCATACTGCTCCATAAACTGAGGCCGCATGGTCATGATGGTAGGCTTTATCAGAGGATGCTCTCGCCATATCAGTATGCTGTCTGGATCTGAGCTCACAGATGATATTATGGATCCTATTTTAACCATCTCCTGAGCAGGATCATCCAAAAAAGACTGTATTGACGTTGTAAGCAGTACCACCCGCTTGCCCTTAATATGCTCCCGCCACTCCTCAGGGACCTTTTGCTTAAGATCTACATCAAACTTGGGAGAGCCAAAGGTCACAAGCTTGGAGGCTATAAGCTCCACCTCCTCATCTGTGGCACCCTCTGCCTTGATCTGTTCCTTAAAGGACTGCACTACCTGCTCATTCTCCGTAAAGACTACATCCACATTTATCATGCCCGGAGTGATGAGGCATATAGTGCCCACTCCATAAGGGATGAGACCTAAGCAGCGGGCCAGTCCCTTAAGTCTGCCTGAGTAAAAAGCTGGATGGACAGTAGTCACATAATTGCACTCATCATAAGGGTTATGGATGAGAATGATGTCATACTCTCCCTTTTGAGGTCTATTTTGGTACCCTACTACATCTCTACTACATGCCACATCAGAAAAGTCATCAATAAACCACTTAATCTGACCATTTTGCAGGGCCTTAAAAGTGTATGGTATCGGCATGATGTCAGCAGAGCAGCCCGGTGTACTGTTTGCCAGCTGATAAACACCATCAAAACAGTCCCACATGTCACGCTTATAAGGGATAATGAGTATTTTAAGGTGCTCTCCATAGTGATCCTGTAACCAGCGGAGGATCTTGGCGCTATTTGTCTGAGGCATTGCATCCTCCTCTCTGGTAAGAAAGATAGACCTGATATGTAGTAGCAAGCATAAGGACCTCCGGCACTGTTTTGCCGTAGGCCTTTGCTGTTTTGTCTACAAATGTCTTAAAATCGGTGTTTTTGTTGTAGAATTGTTGCATCTCTGTCATTTAGAGCCTCCGATCTTGACATGGAGCTTGTCAGCCAGTCTGTAGAGTCTGGCTATCTTCTCCTGCTGTGTCAGTGGAGACTTGCCGCATGCTTTCCGGAGGTTGTACTCCGTCATGTTCAGCTTGATGGTTTCCTTGCTCATTATTATCACTCCTCTCTTGTCCTGTTTGCTGGTCAAAAAGCTTATCAATGAGAATATCTATAAAGTAGTTACCCTTGACCATCAGGTGTATCACTTCTATCCACACCCAGATCTCTATCAGAATAAAGGCTCCGATTATCGTGTTCACTGTCAGTACTCTGTCTGCCAGTGCTTTTATCAGTTCTTTCATGCAAGCCAGCCTCCCTGCCTATAGCTAAACCTATGCCAAACAAACAAAATCCCATTAACAGCCCCATTGTTACACAAAATACACTCCACTCCATATCCATCTACTTGCCTCCCTTGGTAGCACGTTTTTTGACTGACTTACCCTTTTTAGGCTCAATAAAATGGTCATGCTTTCCGTTGATCCTAAAATCAATGACTATTTTCCTGTTCCTGTTCATGCTTATCCTCCTTTATGTCCGGTATATAGTGAGCACAGCGCTCATCAGCGTAGCATTTGAGGTTGTGATAGTAGGGATAGTAGAGACAAACATCATCAAAATTATCCTGAGCATCCACTATCATCCACTCCGAGTACTTGCACTTGATAAGAAAACCCTGAGCATC